CGAGGAGGACAAATATGAGATACTCCCATTTTTCTGGATGCCGGAGGACAACATTGATCTCAGGGTACGTCGTGATCATGTCCAGTACGACCTCTGGGTAAAGCAGGGACACCTTATGACGACGGAAGGAAATGTTGTGCATTATGGCTTTATTGAAAGCTATATTGAGCAACTCGGAATGAAGTATAACATCCGGGAAATTGCCTTTGACCGATGGGGAGCTGTTCAGATGACACAGAACCTCGAGGGACTCGGGTTTACAGTCGTTCCCTTCGGACAGGGCTTTAAAGATATGTCTCCACCTACCAAGGAACTAATGAAGTTGACACTTGAACAGAAAATCGCCCACGGTGGTCACCCTGTACTCCGTTGGATGTTGGATAACATCTACATCAAGACCGATCCGGCAGGAAACATAAAGCCAGATAAGGAGAAGAGTACAGAAAGAATAGATGGCGCGGTAGCAACAATTATGGCACTTGACCGCGCCATTCGTTGTGGACATGGAAATAGCGGCGAGTCTGTGTATAACGAGAGGGGGTTGCTTATTTTATGAGTATATTTTCAGGTTTATTTAGATCACGTGATAAACCTAAAAATCGTATCGGTAGCGCGTTCTCATTTCTGTTTGGCAGCACTACCAGTGGAAAGACAGTTAACGAACGGACTGCAATGCAATCAGCTGCAGTGTATGCCTGCGTAAGGATACTATCCGAGGCTATAGCCGGACTTCCACTACACGTTTACCAGTACCGAATGGACGGAAGCAAAGAACGTATACCGCAACATCCACTATATTATCTGCTTCATAATGAGCCTAACCCAGAGATGACTTCATTTGTGTTCCGAGAGACACTAATGAGTCATCTTTTACTTTGGGGCAATGCCTATGCGCAGATTTTAAGGAATGGTCGCGGACAGCCTATTGCACTATACCCACTGCTTCCTAACAAGATGGAAGTTAGCCGGGCTTCAAACGGAGAATTGATGTACACCTACCGCAGGGATTCCGAAGAAAGTCGGATCAATCCCAGCAGCGGAACAGTGATACTTCGCAGAGATGAGATACTCCACATACCCGGACTCGGCTTCGACGGTCTCATTGGATACAGTCCCATTGCTATGGCTAAAAACGCCATCGGCATGTCGCTTGCGACTGAAGAATACGGTGCTTCATTCTTCGCAAATGGAGCAAACCCAGGTGGCGTGCTGGAACATCCCGGTGTAATCAAGGACATACAGAGAGTCAAGGACAGTTGGAACAGCGCTTATCAAGGCAGCGGAAACGCCCATAGAATCGCTGTGCTGGAGGAAGGAATGAAGTTTCAGGCAATCGGTATTCCTCCGGAGCAGGCTCAATTCTTGGAGACACGAAAATTCCAGATCAATGAAATCGCTAGGATTTTCCGTATACCTCCACACATGGTGGGTGACCTTGAAAAGTCCAGCTTCTCCAACATTGAGCAGCAATCGCTGGAGTTTGTAAAATACACGCTTAACCCATGGGTGGTGCGATGGGAGCAGAGTCTTCAGCAATCGTTACTCTTGCCATCTGAGAAGAACTCAATCTTTATTAAGTTCAATGTAGATGGCCTGCTGCGTGGCGACTACCAGAGCCGGATGAACGGATATGCTGTCGGACGTCAGAATGGCTGGCTGTCAGCGAATGATATCCGGGAGCTTGAAGATATGAACCGTATCCCTGCTGAAGAAGGCGGAGACCTGTATCTGGTGAACGGTAACATGCTCCCTCTTTCACAGGCAGGTAATTTTTATCAAAAGGAGGTTAACAGCCAATGAGGAAATTTTGGAATTGGGTGCGAGATGAAACTACCGAAGAACGCACCTTATACCTCAACGGAGAAATTTCAGACGAGACCTGGTATGGCGACGAAGTGACTCCAAAGATGTTTAGAGATGAACTGATGGCAGGCACAGGTGACGTCACGGTTTGGATTAACTCGCCCGGCGGGGATGTATTTGCGGCTGCGCAGATATATAACATGCTGATGGATTATACCGGCAAGGTCACAGTTAAGATTGATGGCCTTGCTGCAAGCGCCGCTTCTGTCATCGCTATGGCTGGCGGCGATGTATATATGTCGCCGGTATCCATGATGATGATTCATAACCCATCAACAATAGCCATCGGTGATAGCGAGGAGATGCTCCGTGCCAAGGCCTTGCTGGATGAGGTCAAGGAAAGCATCATCAATGCATACGAACTGAAGTCAGGCCTTTCGCGAGCAAAGATCTCTCATCTCATGGATGCTGAGACATGGATGAATGCGAATAAAGCTATTGAGCTCGGATTTGCAGATAAAATTCTGTTCATGGAGAGCGAAGAGCGTATTCCTCTGGATACAGGACAAGGCCTTATATTCTCTCGTGCAGCGGTGTACAACTCTCTGCTCGGGAAGATGCCAAAGAAACCAAAACCAAAAACCGGTACCCCAATAGAGCAGCTGGAAAAGCGGCTCTTTTTAATTTCTCACTAATTTGAAGGAGGAACATCAAAATGAATAAGATTCTTGAACTGCGTGAAAAGCGTGCAAAGGCGTGGGATGCTGCAAAAGCGTTCCTTGACGCCAAGCGTGGTGGCGACGGGCTTTTGTCAGCAGAGGATACCGCTACCTATGAAAAAATGGAAAACGAAGTTGTGGCTCTGGGGAAGGAAATCGAACGCCTTGAGCGTCAAGCTGTAATTGATTTAGAGCTTTCCAAAGCTACCAGCAATCCTATTACAAATGCTCCTTCCAAGGTGGCTGAGGAAAAGACTGGTCGTGCATCCGCAGAGTACAAAAAAGCTTTCTGGAGTGCTATGCGTACTCGTGCAGGAGAAGGACTTGATCCAACCGTAAGAAATGCCCTGCAAATCGGTACTGATTCAGAGGGAGGCTATCTGGTTCCCGATGAGTTTGAGCGTACTCTTGTAGAAGCGCTTGAGGATGAGAATATCTTCCGTACACTGGCCAACGTTATCACCACTTCTTCTGGCGATAGAAAAATACCAGTTGTAGCCACTAAAGGTACTGCCGCATGGATTGACGAGGAAGGAACCATCCCCGAGAGCGATGACAGCTTCGGCCAGGTATCTATTGGGGCATATAAGCTGGGCACTCTGATCAAGGTTTCCGAGGAACTGCTTAATGACTCCGTGTTTGACCTTGAAGCCTACATCTCCAGAGAGTTCGCTCGCCGTATTGGCAATAAGGAAGAAGAAGCCTTTTTCACTGGTGATGGCTCTGGTAAACCAACTGGTATTCTCGCCGCTACAGGTGGAGCGCAAGTCGGTGTTACTACTGCTAGTGCTACGGCAATTACTATGGACGAGGTGCTCGATCTGTTCTACAGCCTGAAAGCACCATACCGCAACAGAGCGGTTTTTGTCATGAACGATGCAACTGTCAAGGCTATCCGCAAGCTAAAGGATGGTCAAGGCCAGTATCTCTGGCAGCCGTCCGTTCAGGCAGGTACACCTGACACCATTCTAAATCGACCGCTATATACTTCGGCATATGTGCCCACTATTGCTGCGTCTGCAAAGACGATTGTCTTTGGTGACTTCAGCTATTACTGGGTAGCAGATCGTCAAGGGCGTGTATTTAAGCGACTCAACGAGCTTTATGCTGTCACCGGACAGGTCGGTTTTGTCGCTACTCAGCGTGTAGACGGAAAGCTGATTCTACCGGAGGCTATAAAAGTTCTCCAGCAGAAAGCTTAATGGAGGTGCAGTATGAGCTATAACACTAAGAACTACACCGAACAAGGCGGAGAGAAAACTGTCATAGGCGGAACACTCGAAATCAAAGAAGGAGCTACGGTAACAGGACTCTCTGCCAATCCGCTTCTTATGGCAACCGAGGAGACTCTCGGTGGTATAAAAGCCGCTGCCGCAGGCGAGAGTGACACCGTTGAAATTAAAATAGGTGAAGATGGAAAGCTGTATGCTCCAGCTTATCCTACCGATGCTACAGAGCAAGCCGTAGGATTGGTGAAAATGGCTGCAAATCAGGCTGATAGTGTAGCTGAGGACACAGCCGCACTTGTAACGGACTTCAATGCGCTTCTCTCAAAATTAAAAGCGGCTGGGCTAATGGCACCTGACGAAGAGTGAGCGGAAGGGGGCGTACAGCATGGCGGTATCAGATAATCTTTTACCCAAGGTCAAAGCCAACCTTATCCTCACTCACGACACGGATGATGACCTTCTACTAAGCTTCATTAGAGCCGCCGTGTCCTACGCCGAGAGCTACCAGCACGTTGCTGCAGGATGGTATGAAACACACACAATGCCACCAACCACAGAACAGGCAATTATTATGCTGTCGAGTCATTTCTATGAAAGTAGAGATGGCTCGACAGCAGGCTTTTATGCGGATAACGTTCAGGCGGGGCAACAGGTATGGAATACGGTGAATTTGTTATTAAGGCTTGACCGGGAGTGGGGTGTTTAATGTGAGCTTTGGAAAGATGAACACATTCATTGATGTTATCAGCACAGCGCCTGCGAAGGATGCAGAAGGTTTCGCTGCCGAAACTGATACCATCCTCGCATCTGTTCGGGCGTACAAGGAAGATCGCCATGGCAGCGAACGATGGAGTAATATGGCGGTGTTTTCTACAGCCTCCTCCCTATTCCGATTCAGAAAGATTCCTAACCTGGAGATTACAGCCGGAATGATTATCACCTGCGCTGACGGTCGGTACCGGATACTCAGTGCAGAGGACGTTCGAGGTCGTGGTATGTATATTGAGGTTCTGGCCGAACGGCTAGAGCCGTCAGTGAGGTGAGATATATGGCAAAAGTTAGTATA